GCTGTAAGTGGCGTTCTAGGAGTTTCTACGGGCGGCCTAGGTACATCTAGCCCGACCGCCAACTCTGTCCTGCTGGGGCAGGGCGCGTCGCCTGTTACGGTCGTGGCCAACGCTACGGCGGGCTATGTCCTGACTGCCACTGGAGTTGGAAGTAATCCCACGTTCCAGGCTGCCGCTGCCGCTGGTGTGACCAGCGTCAGTGGAACGGGAGGGACGACGGGTCTCACGATCACGGGCGGCCCGATTACGTCCGTAGGCACGCTAACTCTTGGCGGCATTCTCATTGTCCCTAACGGTGGAACCGGCACCTCTGCATTAGGGTCCAATGCTCTCCTCCTAGGACATGGCACGGCGGCTGTCACGAGTGTCACCAATGCGACGGCCGGATACGTTCTGACGGCCACTGGATCAGCCTCGGCTCCAACGTTCCAGCAGGTTGGAACGGGCTTGGGGACGGTTACGAGTGTCAATGCTTCTGGCGGTACGACTGGTCTGACATTCACAGGCGGCCCGGTCACGAGCCAAGGCACGTTGACACTGGGCGGCGTGCTGGTGACGGCCGATGGAGGCACCGGAACGGCCACCTTGACCGCGAATTCTCTTTTGTTCGGCCAAGGCACGGGCAATCCAGTCGGGTTTACTTCAGTGGGGGCGACTGGCCAGATTCTTATCGGGAACAGCCTAAGCACTCCATCATTTAGCGCTCAGCCTACGCTCAATGTGTCACTTACGGTTCCGAAGATTATTGGCGGCACGGCCACCGGCTCTACGCTTATTCTGCTCGCTACGAGCGGCGCTGGCGCTGGGTCCGAGTCTGTGTCCATCGCTGGCGGGCCTAACGGCGCGTCTACTTTTGCTGTATTCAATTCGCTGGGTCTTACCGTTGGCACGGCCACAAATGGCTCCGGCACGATTGTTGTTGGCGCTCGCCCCAACAATGGCGAATTAAACGGAATATACGTCAGCCGGGACATTACGGCATCAGCGACAGGTGCGATCAAGATCGGATCAACTATCCGGGGAACTCTCAGTCATATTGCTGATCTGTTCGTCGAGCCCCTTGCTGGTGCAACTGCGGTCATCACGTCAGACTGGTACGGCATCAGTATCTCAGGACCATTTATTACAACCGGCGGCTCATCGCTGGATTATCAAGCTCTGCGCATTGGCGATTGCAGCGTTGTTGGTGGCGGCGGCACTGTTACCGGCACGTCTCGTGCGATCCTTGTAGAAGGTGGCGTCAGTGAATTTCGCGGAACTATTGTTGGTGGTCGCAATAATAGCAGTGGCTTGATCCTTCAGACAACCACCGGAACCGGTGGTCCAGCCGCCAATGACAGCATCAAGTTCCAGGGCGGTATCGCCGGTGCAACGCCGCTTGCTGCATTTGTAGTTGGCACGAGCGGTGGTGGCACGCCAATCGGCGGTCTTACCATCGGATATTTTGGTACAACTGGCAATATTGCCGGTTCGATTAGTTTTGTTGAAGGAAATTCTTCTGATGGCCGTGCGGTAACCATCCAGCGGTCTACAGTTGCGAGCACAGGAGCAGGATGGACCGTATCGGCTGGTGGTGCAAAATCAGGTGCATCAAATTCAAAAGGTGGAGATATTCTATTTGTCTCTGGTGTCACCACTGGCAACGCTACGTCTGGCATTTCCTTTTATGCGTTCCCAGGGAATGCTGGAGCGACATCAGATAATTCGCTGACTCTGGCGTGCAACTTTGATTCATTCGGAGTCTCATCCCTGCCGTTAACACCATTGCCGGCAGGTGGTACTAATGGATTAGGCTTCAAATTTAGCAACCAAGGAAACTTCGGTATTTTCTTCGGCTCAGGAGCGCCGACACTCACGGCCATCAAAGGTTCTCTCTATCTTCGCAGCGATGGCACCAGCACGGCTACGCGTATGTATGTCAATACAGATGGCGCTGCGACATGGACAGGCGTTTTGACGGTGGCATAGATGTACACTTATGCAACATGGGTTGCTGCCATTGCCAACGAAACGGTGATTGATCCGGCTGATGCCAATTTTCTGGCACAGATTTCGTCATCGATCGATTACGGAGAGCAGCGGCTCTATCGTGATCTTGACCTGCTCAGTACAGTCACGCGCGATACTGGATTGCTTTCGACCGGCACGCGGACGTTTAATCTACCGAGTAATCTTGGTCGATTTGTTGTCACCAATGGTTTCAACGTCATCACGCCATCGTCAACAACTGATCCTGATAGTGGCACGCGCAACCAGCTTGTTCCGTGCTCACGTGACGTGCTCGATATGCTCTGGCCTAGCACGACAGGCGCTGGGGTTCCGGCGCTCTATGCAATGGTCACGGACCAGCAGATTATTGTGGGGCCAGCGCCAGACGCTGCATATACTTGTGAGGCAATAGGAACAATTAGGCCGACACCGTTAAGCGTAACTAATACTAGTACTTTTTTGACAAATTATTTACCAGACCTCTGGTTCATGTGTACTATGATCTTTTGGTCAGCCTATCAACGTAACTGGGGTGCCACATCCGATGACCCTCGTTCTGCAGTGAGCTACGAAGATCAATATCAAAAACTGCTAACAAGTGCCAATGTGGAAGAGGCTAGAAAGAAATATTCTTCGGGTGCCTGGGGGTCTCTACAGCCCACTCCTCTCGCCACCCCTGGACGCTAGATCATGATAGGCTCGCTCCATCTTAGAATAGACGATGGCTTGAATAGCTTCCCTAGGGCTTGTTTTGATCTTTTTGGCAAGCTTATAGGGAATATTTCTGTTTATGTAAAGGATGTTACACCAATCGACAATACAGGCCGAAAACTCGTCAACCTCTACCAGATTTGTGCGCATCGTGTTTCTCGACTGTTCAGAATCTGTAGCCCAGCGGCAATTACCGGGTTCATAATTGCCATCGTTGTTGATGCGCTCGATCGAAAGATTTTCGGCGGGCCTACACCCCATATCTGCAATGAACCTGTCAAAATCATTAACCCATGCAGGGTGAACCGAAATTCCGCGTCCTCCATATCTCCAATAGCGAGAATTGTTGGGATTATGACATCTGTTCTTCATCTCATTCCATATTCCATACTCTGGAATGTTAGAGAGACCATGTACTTTGTTTCTGTCAGCAACCATTTCGGACCTAAGACAGCCGCAACTTTTAGAGACTCCTCTCAGCAGACTTTGCTGAGGGATTTGTTTGATTATTCCGCAAACACATCGACATTTGCACAAAAGCTGACGTTGGGAGCTAGGCTCATCAATGATGGAGATAACTGTCCATCTTCCAAAAACACTTCCTATCGCTGGTCTTGGTATAAATCTTGCCATAAAAAATATCCTACCATAACTCACCATGCAGGGGAAGATTTATGAGTTCTTCATCCACCAACCGGGCTTATCTCCTCCAGACCTCGGGTGAAAACCCTGGGACATGGGGCCTTGATCCCGGTCTTAATGGCAATTTCAATAAGATTGACACGAATCTGGGCGGCGTCACTTCCATTGCTCTCTCCAATTCCAACGTCACGCTCAGCTCTACGGAGTATGCAAACGGTACGATACGTTTGACCGGTACACTGACGGCCAATGTTCAAGTGATTTTCCCTGCCGTACAAGGCTGGTGGACGATCGATAACCAGACTACCGGGACTTTCGTGGCACTCCTCAATATCACCGGCTCTCCGGGACAATTAATCGCTGTGGAGCAGGGAGGCGCCACGGATATTTTCCTTGATGGAACGAACGTCAAGTTTCGCAATCTACCACCTGTGGGATCATATCTTGATATATGCGATGCGGCGGCACCGCTTTGGGTCCAGTTCTGCACAGTGCCGCCATATCTGACGTGCGACGGATCGACATTCAGTGCGGTGACGTATCCATACCTTAACGCGAAATTAGGTAGCACGACATTACCTGATTTGCGTGGGCGCGCTCGATATTATCTTGATGGCGGGACTGGCCGGATAACTACGGCGGGGTCTGGCATTGATGGCACCACAAGATTCTCTGCCGGTGGCACGCAGACTGTGACGCTTGTGACGGCGAACCTGCCGCCATATACGCCAGCCGGAACCGTTCCCATCAACTTCACCACTGGACAGCGCAGCATCGATGGCGGTTCCGGGACGGTCGTGGTGGCAACGCGATCGGATTCCGCGTCCAGCGGAAACGTGAATTGGTTTACGGGATCGCTGCCGAACTTCGGCGGCTTTACGACAGTGCCAACTCAATCCCTCACCGGCACAGCGCAAGGTGGACTCTCAACTCCAGTCAACAATATGCCTCCCGCCGAGATCGGCGGAATCACATTAATAAGAGCCGCTTGATGCCATGCCGATTGTTCCTCTCAAACTCATTCCTACAGTCTCCGCCGAAACAACTCCGGCTCTGAATGAGAGCGGCATATCTTCGTGCAATCTGATTCGCTTCAAGGCGAGATTGCCAGAGAAGCTTGGAGGATGGCAGAAATTTTTTCCGTCTTCTGTCTCAGGCATACCGCGTGACATACACGCTTGGCAGGATTTGAATGAAATTGATCACCTCGGCATCGGCACCGTTGGCACTGGGACAATTCTTGGTGTTATAACTGCCGGCACTCTCCAGGACATAACCCCGGAGCAGATCATATCGGACTTTACTCCGAATTTTTCCACGATTGGAGGTAGCACGACCATCGGCGTGACTGATCCGAACATCAACTCCGTTACGATCCAGGACGCGATATTCTTCAATACGCCGGTCGCGATTGGTGGTCTCGTGCTTCAGGGTCTTCACCAGATCAGCGAGGTCACTGGAACGTCCTCATACGATTTCGAGTTCGATAGTGCGGCTGTATCTACGGCCACGGGGACTGGCACACTTCCATCCTTTGACGTGACATCCGGTAGTCAGCTCGTGACGGTCAATCTGCCGTCGCATGGCTTGGCGGCATTTGATGAATTCACCTTCCCGATCTCGACAGTGAACGCAACCTCCGGCATCACGATCGGAGGCACATACACAGTCAACGCAATTCCAAGTGCAAACACCTTTACGATTTCTTCCAATACGCAATCCAGCGCTACCACAACGTTCACGATGAACAATGGCAGTGCGGAACTGGTCTATTATATCGCGCTCGGCCCGCAAGCCGCAGGCGCTGGCTACAGTCTCGGCGGGTACAGCGATGGTGGCTACAGCACAGGTGTTGTGCCGTCGTCTCAAGTCGGAACAGCCATAATCGCCGACGATTGGACATTGGACAATTGGGGCGAAATCCTTCTCGCGTGTCCAAAGGGCGGCGGTATCTATCAATGGTCCTCTAATGGGGGCTTCCTCAATACCCAAGTCGTATCCACCGCGCCTCCATTCAACAACGGCATTTTCGTCTCCATGCCGGCGCAGATATTGGTAGCATATGGCTCTACGGTCGGAGAGTTGGATTCGACCGGCCGTGTGCTGACGATCGGCGACCAACAAGACCCGATGATTGTCCGCTGGTCGGATCAGCAAGACTTCACCATTTGGCTAGCCAGCTCCACGAACCAAGCCGGGAGCTATCGCATCCCCCGTGGATCGTTGATCGTTGGCGGGCTACAGGGACCGCAACAAACGCTATTGTGGACCGATCTTGCCCTCTGGGCCATGGTCTATCAGGGTCTGCCATTCGTTTTCGGCTTCAATGAAATCATGAGCGGCTGTGGGCTCATCGGGCCGCATGCAGCGTGCGTGATGCGCGGCGGCGTCTATTGGATGGGAACGGGCAATTTCTTCGTACTAGGTGGTGGTGGTCCGCGTTCCATCCCATGCACGGTCTGGGATGTCGTGTTTCAGGATTTGGACACGGATAATCAAACCAAGTGCGTGGCGGCTGCTAATAGCGCGTTTGATGAGGTGGTGTTTTATTTTCCCTCATTGTCCGGTGGCACGGGCGAAATCGACAAATACGTGAAATTCAATATTGAGGAGAACTCGTGGGACTATGGCACGCTAAGCCGCACGGCATGGACTGACCAATCAGTGCTCGGCCAGCCGATCGGCACCACGCCCACGGGAATTATTTATCAGCATGAGACCTCGCCTGATGCGGACGGCGGGGCGTTGCTGGCGTCGTTCACCACTGGATTTTACACAATTTCGGAAGGGCGCGATTTGCTTTTTTTGGATTGGTTCCATCCAGATATGAAATGGCGCTACTTTGGAAGTTCGAATACATCCGCCAGTGTGCAGGTAACCATTGAGGCGGCTGCTTATCCAAATAGCACGCCAACAACTTACGGTCCATTCACGATAAACGATGCAAAGGAATTTGTTAATCTTCGGCTGCGTGGTAGATTGATCCGGTTGACCTATTCCAGCAGCGATGTGGGAACTTGGTGGCGATTAGGCCAGCAACGCTATCGTGCTAACCCGGACGGCAAACGCTAATGTCGATGATGGACGATAATCGCGGTGGCGCCTCCAGTCTCAGCACCATTGAGACTCAACAGCGGCTGATGATCGTCGCCATCAACGGCCTACGCGACGCTATTGTGAATTCGTTCCCGCGGATCACTGGTACGTTCACGCTCTCGGCTGCGGCGACAACAACCGTACCAAACACGTCCGTCACGTCCACAAGCATTATCAGTTTAACCCCGATGAACGCGGCGGCTGCCACGCTTATGGCTGGGGCGAATAGCCTCTATGTGTCTGCGCGTACGTCTGGGGC